CAAAGCAACGTGATTTAATCCATCTGCCATGATTGACATAAATAATAAATCACCATTTTCTAATTTTTCTTCCTGTCTCAACTGTCTAAAACCAGTTCGCCATGCACATCTTTCAAACATTGGATCTTTTATAAACTCCTCTGGTGTTATAGGTCTTTCCCAATCTCTTAGCTCTATACCTTTTTCCTGTTTGTACCAATCTCTCACTAAAGACCAGCAATCAGTTACACCCCAGACCCACGGACGACCCAACAAAGGTGCTTTATATCCTGATGGTTCGTAATATCCCCATTGTTCTGTTTTAGGGTTAACAATATGCCACGGAAGTTTGCTTTGTTCGCAGCTTAATTTATCTGCCTGACTAGCTATTGGTGGAGTTACAGGGTGAGAATGAACAACAGCAACAATATCTCCCTGATTTGATGCTTTTACATAATCAACTGGATCAAGAATGAAACATTGATGTGCAGTCATAGCAAGATTATTGCAAGGAAAATATCTTTCTTTACCTTTAATATTTACTAATAATCCAACAGATTCTTTAGGGTCTTGGTCTTTCGCATGAACCAATGCAGCCTCTTTCCAATTCATCCGTTAATCGTTCCAATAGAAGGAAACTCTGCTCTTGTGCATTGTCTTTTGGGAGCACGAACTCCTGCCATATCTGATGCTGTTGCCAGTTCAAACACTACAACTTCTCTATTCTCTGCCGACTTTCTATCAATTAGAAAAACTTCTCTTGCATATTCGGCTGTAGGATCTGGTGTGCCATAAGGATTTACATTGCTAGGAAAGTTCACAGCATCAATAAATCTTGCTTGAGTTCTTATGCGTGTAAAAGTAGCACCAGTTAAATCGTTTCCTGTTGTGGTCTCATTAACATTTAAAAGAATAGCTGTAATAGTTCCTAATGCATTACTGACAGTCAAAGTAGGTCTGGGTAATTGACCTCTTTGATAAGCAAAGCCTTCAGCTTTTATAGGAAATCTTTGGTATGTATCACCTGCCCAAACTATTTCACCATTATCTTTCAGACTTGTTCCATTATGAAATCTATGTGTTGTAGCTGATCCATGCAATGCTGCTGTAGTTGTAAGAGTAAAAAGTTCTATTATTGCTGATGGATTTATACTTTGTAGATCACTAACAATAGCAGCACTACTCATGGTTCAAATACCTCTCTGAATGTTGCCTGTATTGTGGCACGATTATTGTAAGGAATAGATTTATTCCAAGATTCACAGACATATTTGCCAGCACCAGACAAGGTGATAGAAACATTCCCACTATTAGTGGCACTGGCAGTAGCCGTTACTGTAAAAGTATTTGAATCTGCAACAGAAGCAACAATAAACGTACCATCAGTAGCAGAGCCAGAAGTGTAATCTATTGTCAGTTCATCTCCTACTGCAACACCATGATTTGTGATCGTGATTGTGACTGTAGTTCCTGACTGAGAATAAGTTCCTGTTTTTGTAAAGCCTTCTCCTGGTGGAGTGAAATCAAAACTAGCACTATCATTGGCTCTACTATCTAAAAATCCTTCTATAACATCTGCTTCTGTCTCTGAAACATTAAAGGTAAAATTGAATATCTTAGGATTTTGATGAGCAGCGAGTCCAAATAATATTCTGTGTTCAAACCCATCCGCAAAACGTACAGTTCTAGTATTCGGTTGTGATCTTTTTTGCTGTCCGTAGGAAGGGGTAATCGAGGGAAAAGTAGCCATTATGCAAGTAAACCTCCAGGACGTTTTTGTTTAATTAATTCAGATTCTATCGCTGCTGACAATACAAGACCAAGTTCTCTTCCACCTTGTTCATCACCTTCAACAGAAGAACCAGAAGCATCTACATTTACAATTACATT